TAGTTTCTTCTATTCCTTTAGTAAGCTCTGTTATAGTCTTAGCGTCTTTACTTCCAAAAAAGGACTTCTCCCAAATTAGCTGCGCCTCTTGTATGCCTAACTTAATACCATAGAAAGCTAATTGCAGCGGAGTGATTGCTATACGCAAAAGTCCCAGCATTACATTCTTTAAGCCCTCAAATCCTTTAGAGCTTTTAGATACTTGCTCTACTACTCCTACTATAACGCCTACGACCTTACCTAATACAATAGATATAGTCTCCATAGCGACGCTAAATACGTCTACTACTTTTTGGTTTTGGCTTAATGCATCAAATAAAAACTTTAACGCCGCCAATACTGCGCCTATTCCAAGAGCTTTAAATGCAGTCCCTACGGCTTTTACTCCTCTCGATAGTATACCGCTTCCAGTTGCGGCTTTCTTTTGAGCTTCTGCGGTTTTATCTAATCCCTTTTTAGTATTGTCAAGTTCTTTATTGTAGGCATTTACCTCTCCTGAAGCTTTAGATTGCTCGTTGGTTAGGTCTCTAATAGCTAACCTTTGGTCTTTAATAGCTACCTTTAGCTCCTCTTGTTTATCCTTTAACTCTGTTTGCCTTGCTAACTCAGTTTTAGAGGTGCTTGCTTGTATTTTATCGAGGTCAAGTAGTTCTTTTTCAAACTCAATAAGTATATCCTTTTGCTCTTGGATATTAGTTCCAAGGTCTTGAAGTTGCTTATTTAACTCCGCAAGGGTCATATCGCCCTTTTTTATGTTTACCTCTAAGTCTAAGGCTATTTTTTTATCTGCCATTATAGTTTTATAATTCTGTATACTAAGTTAATTGTTAAAGTCGTATCTATGAAAGTCATTGCGCTTGCAGCTTTTAGGATTAAAGCCTCTCCAAAGTGGATGTCAGCTTCTACGTGAGCGTCTTCGTCTAAATAGCCGACGTTGTCTGCGGTATTAAAAAAAGTAGCTTTTATGCTCCAAAGCGTATGCCCTATGTCTGAAGTTTCTATGTTGACTTTCTTGCCGCTATTAGCAGCCGCTCCGTTTAGTCTAATATAACCCCTAGTTATTTGATAAAACTCGTTATCAGGTAAAGTAGGTAATATCTCAAGCCCTAAAGTCAGGTTATTAAGTACGTCATTTGGCACTATAATAGAGGCTAATTTCTCTACAAATAAGCCGTTGATATAAGTCTCATCAGGTCTGCTTGCAGTTGTATAAGGAGAGTTAATTATAGTAACGTTGTCAGCGTTGACTTCTGAGTAGTCACTCCCAATAACTAACGCATTTACAGAGTTTAAGGATTGACTTACGTTATCCGAAGCAATAAGCGAACGAGTGCCGCCTTTTACGCTTTCTCCAAATTGTAAACTATCCTGAGTCTGTCCGCTATTGCCGTTAGGCTTTACAAGTCCGTTACCTATCGGTAAATCGTTGCCGTCTTCGTAAGTTCCGATACCTCCGTATACTGGTTTAATCTCTCCGACAAACGCTGCCTTTGGCTCTACCTTTAAAAAGGTACACTTTGTAGTCTGTCCGCTTGTAGCGTCATAATCTACTACGCTAAGTAACCTCCAATAGCTGCCGTCGATATAGTAATTTTTTCTAAACGAAAGCTCGTTATAATCATAAGGTCTTAGAGATAAATAGCACTCAAGTATTTTGCTGTTCTTGTCGGTAATCTCCTCTATATATTTTTTCCAAAAGAAATTATAGCAATTAGTGTTTGGATAGTTCAGAGTGTAAACCTTGCCGTAGTTAAAGTTATAAAATAGCTGCTTAGGTACTCCCCAGTTCAAATCAAAAGTAGGTTCGTAAGGATTATCTAAATGCCCAGCGTAAGGGTAAGAAGTTTTTAAGCTACTTTCAAACGCCCAAGACTTTTGAGTTGCTAATAGTCCACCCCAATATAGTAGCCTAATTTTGGCGGTAGCTTCTGTTACTTGTCCATTTTCATTTACAAATAGCATAGCCGATATAACTCTATCGTTATCGTCTGAGGAGTAAAGCGGAGTAGGTGCAAATATTGTCCCTATCGTTTTATCTGAAGTTATAAAATCGTTGTCTACGTTTATTATTTTTTGTCCGTAAACCTCGTCATAAATATTCTTATAGTTGTCGTTTATAGAGTCTTTGTCTTCTTGGTCTGCAAAGATAAATCTACCAGCGTCTAACGCACCTAAAGGCTTAATAAGGTAATCTCTTGACCTATCTACCATTTGCTCTATATCTACTTTGTCAGAGGTTAGGTAATCGTCTCTTGTCTCTATTATTAATTTAGTATCGTCTAAAGGGTCGTAATCTATATAAAGGTTAAAACGCTTAATAACACTACTAAATAAATCTATTTGCTTAATTTGTTTTGGTATAACTAAATTTGTAATAATTGTCTCACCTACTCCAAGCTCAGTCTCTAAATATTTAGACGCTAAAGTACTTCCCGTTTTTAATTTAAAGTCAAACTCATTATGTACCGCCGCTACAAAATTATTAGATACATAATAAACCTCTCCAATAGAAATAAAATACTCACCGCCCAAAGTAGTATCTATTTCCCCAGTTTTAAAAGTTACTGAATTATTAGGTATTACGGAACTTGGAGAGGATAAAGAATTGTCTATTGCATTTTGCGTTATATCGAGTTGTAGTATTTGTTTTATAGTATAATTTAAACCTATTTTTTCTACTACAAAAGCTCTTACATAAGCTTTAAAGTTTGGAGAAGATGCAAGAAAATTAAGAATATCGGTAGTATTTACTGCAATTTGCGTATAAATCAAATCAAAATTTAATACCCCTTGTAGACTGATGTTATTATCTGCTGCCGCAGTATAAATACCCGTCATCTCGTTATACTCGTCATCGCAAGTATTAAAGTATTCATTAGGGAACTCAGCTTCTAAACAAGATTGGTTTTCTAATACTCCACCGTTAGCAGTTACTCGAGCGTAATAATCTGAGATAAAATCTGCTTTGTCAAAGACTAAAATACTATCGGCTAAATTAGCTGGGTCGCTTATACTTTGGCATTGCACTAAATCGCTTGTTATGCATTCCGCACTAAACTCCTTACACAATATAGCAGCGTTGTCTAAAAGTATCTTACCGCTTCCGTAAGGAATTATTAAGCTCTTAAATAGCGTTGTGTTTAAAAAAGTGCTATCGTAAGTATATCCCGCCTCTTCGATTATAGCGTCTAAGTATTGCTTTAAGTAAATAGCTGGTTTAAATTCTTGAGTTTTCCAAAGAGTATACCTACTACGCCCTCCTATATCTATCATAGGGTAAACGTATCCCTCGCCTATTGTAGCCGTCCAGCTATCCTCTATATTAGCTTGAGTCCAAGCGTGGTCTAAAGCGGATAGGTCTAAGTCTTGTAAGTACTTATCCTTTATCTTCTCAAATAGGTTACCTACCTTACCCGTAGCAGCTATCTCGTAAGTTACTAAGCCGTCTATGTCTTTGATTGATAAAAGCTGGCAATATCCGTCAATTACTAATACTCCGTCTTGTAGTATCTGATAGCTTGTTTTAAGGTTAGGATTAAAGGTTAAAAAATCTACGTTAACATCGAAAGCGTGTTCAAAGATTTGGTTTACTAACTTGCCCTCAGGAATAGTAATAGTCTTAGAGTAATCGCTTAACCTTTTTTGTGGGTTATTTACATCGTAAGCCTCTTTTGTTAAAGGTATAGCCCCTTCGTTATGCGGTATAGAGTAGCCCGCTATAATATGCTCTATTACCATTGTCTCTCGTCTGAGTTTTCAATAGTCATATCTAAAGCTAAACTATACACTAATCCGTTCTCGCTTTTGGCGTGCTGGTAGGTATTGCCGCTTACGTTTACGCTTACAAAGCCCTCGTCACTTCTCCAATAAACTTCAGGAGACGAAATAAGGTCTTCTAAGCCACTTACCTCGAAGTCTTCAAGTAATCTACTATTAAGATTATAACTCTCGCTTGTAGCGGTGTTAAAAGCCCTTGTACGTTGTGCTGAGGTTTTATAAACTAAAGTACTACCGCTAACTCTATCGGGAGAGTATTTTGCAAAGGTTTTATTTATCTGCGTAGTTTGGTTGCTCTTGCCGTCAAAGACAAAGCTATTAAAGCCTCCCCAACGATTTAACCAGTGCAGTTCGTAAGGTGTGTAGTTAGTATCGCAGCTATCTAACTCATAAAGGTAAGCATTAGATACAAGCTCTAAAGTAGACTCATCGTATATAGCTACTGCGTAGTATTTGGCGTTTGTCCAAACTATCGGAGTATCCCAAGCGTGAGCAGAGGCTTCTTGCCTTCCAATATCTAAAGCAAAGTAACCCTTTGAGGTAGTGCCTAAGTCTAACTGACTAAGTGAGATTTGAGTAAAAGAGGCGTTTAGTGTTTTAATCCATACTCTAAAATTTGCAGTCGCTCCACTTTGTACCCATTGTATTTGAGTCTTTTGGTTAGTCTTTACCTTTAGCCAATTATTAGCAGAACTAAAAGCGTTTATAACCGGTATTGTATTACTAAAATTACTAAGTAGGTTTTTAAATGTTGCGCTTGTCGCTAATTGGTAATCTTGCCACTCGTTAGAAGCAAATTGAATGTACTTAGGAGAAGCAGCCGAAGAGCTTATAGTGTTAGAGGTAACTACCGAGCCTTGTAAAGCTCCGTTGTAATACTCCTGAAATGTTACCCTAAATTGATTTAAAGTATTTGTTATAAGCCCTACCGTATCTCCGTTAGGTACTGAGTAGGTAATAGGCACAAACGATTTAACTACGTCTTGGATGCTTAGTATAGCCTGAGTAGTGGAAGGTCTTACGTTTATTTGCTGAGTGCTTATAAGCGTATTCGCTCCACTTGGGTTTAGATATACTTTACATACTATTTTAAAGCCAGGTTGTGCGGTACTTGTTGAGCTTAATAAATACTCAATAGGCGCAAAGGCTGGTCTTATGTAAGTTGTACTCGGTTGGTCTTGGATAGTAATAGCCATTTTCTATATATACGCCCTAAAATAAAAAAGGACTCATAAGAGATTATTTTAACTTAATTACTTCTAAAACGTAATCACTATACTGAGTTAAAAGCATCTGCTCGAAAGCTATTAATTTTTTATCGTTTATAACGTTGCTATAAAAGTTGGTTCGCTTTGTTCCGTTGTTAAATATGCTGCGAGCTATTGCAAAGGCTATACCGTTTCGTATCTTCTCAGCGTCTTGCCGTTTACCTGATTTAGTGTTACTTGTTCTTGGAGCGTTTATACCTCTATTAAGCATAAACTTCCGTATAGCTTTTATAGGTGGCATTTTATTAGTGTATTTGAACCTCGATATACCCGTATTGTTTTTAGCTCCGCTTACGCCCTCGTCTAAGTACTCATAATAATCAGGCATTGCTATTGTAATCTTAAATCCGTTTGCGGTTACTACTACGGGCTGAGCGTTGCCGTCTCCTATCGCCTGAGCAGTATTCCCGCTTGCGTATCTGCCTACGTCTTTTAAGGATTGTACTAAGTCATCGACAACCGTTTGCCAATACTTATCTAAATTAGCGTATAATTTATTTTGCATTCTTTTCGTAGTTAGCTTTCTCTACCATATAAGCCCACCAGTTAAGGAACTCAATCGCTCCAAGTTTAGTTGTTTCATTTATGCTTATATTGTGGAGTTTAGACATAGCCTCTATTATGCTGAATAGTCCCCATCGTTGTCCAAAATCTCCCGCGTCATCTTCAGAGTGTCCTTCATCCACTTGCTCAAAGAGTCCTCGGTATTGTTCAAGTAATCGTTCCAAAGATTCCAAAAAAAAACAAAGATATTCCATACCTTGTCTAATTCCGTTCCTCGTATTAAAGCTGCTCGCTCATTTAAGCTGAGGTTATCGTCTCCGTAGTTTTTGCCTTCGGGCTTGCTTATAGCTGCTAAGAGTAAATCCATAACCTTAACGCCTTCGCCTGAGTACTTACTTCTAATATTGATTATGTCAAGAAGCTGACCGCTTGTTAGCTTCTCGGGTTTGTGTTCTATATGGTAAACGCTTCCGTCAAGTATTACTCTGCTATTAATTTTTAGCTTCTCTAACTGCTTAATATTAAACTCCCCAAGCTCTGCCATCATTAACCCGAAGTCTTTTAGCTTAACCTTACTTGCCTCCTCGTAAGTAATATCCCTTATTGCTGCTACTGCGTAGATGTTCTGCTCCATTACGGGCAGCGTGCTATCTATCTCGTTAAGTAGCTGGTATTGTCCTACGGTAATCTTAGATAACTTTGTATGTTCCATATCCTTTCTTACTAAATTTGTGCATTATTAAATACCTAAGTGCGTCTATTGCGTGATTATAGCCGTCTATCGGAACGTTTAAACTATCTCCGTTTCTGTCTACCTTCCACTTATACTGCTCCAATTCTTTTATTAAATTTTTACTTGACGAATGTACGTTAATTGAATAACCTTTTAGCAAGTTAATTCCAAACATTATACTATCTGCTCCCTTCTTAACCCCGTCAATAGTCCAGCGTAAACGCCTAAGCTCTTCTATACTTTTAGGCTCGGCACTATCTGCCACTATCAAAGCTCCTTTGCTTATGCCTAAAGCCTCCATTCTATCGCTTATATCTCTATTTGTTAGCCCAGTCTCATATATTAACTCCTTTACCCATAACTCGCCGTCTTGAAGCCTTACCTCTACTAAAGTAGTAGGGTCATTAGTGAAACCAAAGTCAATGCCATATCCTATTAAGTTTTTATCGTCAAAGCTCTCGTTTAATACGTACCACTTTTTTAAGATTAGCCCTTCTATCTTACCGGTACGACCTCGAGCGTATACCTTCCATAAGTCTAAGTCCTTATCTTTTAGAGCTTCTATCTTTTCGCGTATCTTATCACTTAAAAAAGGATTGTGCCTATGGTCTGAGATTATTAACTCAGCGTTCGGCATAGGTATTATTTTGTCGTGAACCCAAAAGCTTGTATCAGGGTTATAGTCTAAATAGACTTGCTTGCGAGTACGTAGGCTTAACTGCTCAAATATATTGTAGGGTATTCCGTTTGCCTCGTTTACGAATAGATAATCTCTCTTACCTGACTTTGCGTCTTGCTCGTTATCATAAGAATTGAACTCTATGATAGACCCATTCTTAAAAGTGAATACCCTATCTGAGCGATTGTAGAAAGTTACTTGCTGCTTAATAGCCTCATCTGCATTATGAATGTCGATAGCATCTCTTAAAGCTCCTACTTTTAAGTTAGGTATATCTTGACCTACTACGGTTATAGTGCAAGTGTCTGCTATTGCTTTTGAGAATAGCACTTGGAGTATAGCGTAAGTTTTTCCTGAGTTATGAACTAAGACATCAAAGCCTACATCTAAAAAATAGTTATGGCAGTCCTCTACTTCTATATCGTAGACTATTTGCTCTTCTACATACTCCCAGCTTTCTACTTGGCTTAAATCAAACATTATAGAACTTGCCTCTTCTTTTAGATACTACCTCTTTTATTGTGCATTCAGAAACTTTGTATTTTTCTGCAAGCACTTGTCTGCCATAATAACGCCCGCTATTTGCTGCGTGTTCTCTTATCTCTAAAACATCTGACTCGGTTAGTTTAGCCATTCCATTAGAGCTGCCCACCTTTACAGATATTAGCCCAAGTTTGTAAGCGTGTTTTATATTTTCAGACTTAGTAATATACTCCAAGTTTTCAATAGAGTTATTTATCTTTAATCCGTCTATATGGTTTATCTCATACTTAGTAGGTCTATCGCCTAAGAAAGCAAGGCATACGAATTTGTGTACGTAAGAGCTTCTATATTTACCGCTATCGTCTTTTAGCATAGTCTTTAAATACCCTCCACTTATAGAAGGCTTTAAAACTTTAACCTTGTTAGTTCGCTTGTAGTTTAGACTTCTTAATCTACCAAGAGTACTCGCCTCGTAATCGCTAAAACCTTTAATCTTTTTCCAATGTTCCATTTTGTAAAGATAGTATATATTTTAGAGAATACCAACCGCCCTCGTAATAAAATTTGTGGTCTTCAGTAGCTATAATTGTCTGCCCATTTTTTAGCGTTACTTTAATAGTTCTTTTGCTATTATCGTACTTAAACTTATTTAATACCTTACGCCACTCGATAGACTTTTTAGCCTCGTCATAGCATTTAACTAAATCTCCTACCTCTATGTCTTTAATCGGTTTAGAACCCTCTGAGGTAACTACGCATTGAGTCCCAGCAAAACAAGATGTTCCACCCTGATTAACTACGATATCCGCAGTAGCTGCAAAATTGCTTCGATATACTGAGCTGGTGTTAATCAAGTATATCTTTCTCGCTTGATGCTAAAGGTATGCCAGTATCAATTATATTAATATCGAGGCTCTTGTAGGTTGTCTCTTGGTGTATCTCTTGACGCTCAATATAACCTCTCTTTTTAGCTTTAGTCTTTAAGTAGAAAATAGTGCTTGTAGGGTTGCCGTCTTTTATCTGTTTATGAAGTTGACTCTCTGCAAAGTCTATCGCAATATCTTCTATACTTTCTACCTCGGCTTTATAGTCCTCGTCAGTCTTTAGCCAGTCGTAGTGAGTAGACCTATTTATCCCAACTGATTTACAAGCTGAGGTAACTATACCGAGTGACTTTTCTAAAGCCTCTATCATAGCCCTTTTTAATGTTGGATTTTGTTGGTTCATTTTATTTCTTTTAATTCAAAAGATGCGGTTATTCTATTTTCAGAGCCACTTGTTAAATTTTCAACATTACTTTTTAAATCTCCTTTATGTGGAGTATTTCTTCCATAATGTGTACACGCCCATTCATTTGATTTTTTTAAAGCATAAATTAAACTTGGTGCTGATGTAACTATATTAAATCTCCATTTATCTTTTTTGTAAAATGTACCTACTTCATTCAATAATTTTAACCCTATTCCTGCTCCTTGATAATCGGGTAAAATAACTAATCTATGAACTTTTTTCATATTTTTAACTTTAGGATGAGGGAAATGTAACACACTTAAAAACCCAGCTATCTCTCCGTTTATCATTGCTATAAAAACATTTGCTGCGTTATTATGAGTATGACTTAAATAGTGATGTTTAGCAAACATTTTCCATATTGACTTATCTCTTGTTTGGTATATTTCAAAATTAATTTTTGGTCTATTTTTTTTTTGCCCTTCAAGCAAATGAAAGGTCATAGTATCAGTATTAAATATCCAATCAGGTAAAAGCCAATCTTCAACATCTGAATGACAAGTAACTGCTATAAATTGTTTTTTGGTTTTTCTTATTGCTTTTTGCATCGCAAAAGAACCTATTTGAGCTACATTTCTATCTACTACGCTTGTAAATTCATCAAAGACAAATAAATCGTTTTTTTCTAATATAGCTCTCGCTAAATCTACTCTCATTTTTTGTCCATTAGATAAAACAGAATAAGGCTTTAACCAGCTTGGTGGACTTGAAAAACCAACGGAATTAAAAGCGGAAGTTATATCTTCTAAACTACATTCTTTTGGCATATCATCCAAAATAGTTTCTTTATCGTAATTATACGAAGTTATGTAAGCATCTTCAAATAATTGCTTTGCTATTGTAGTTTTACCAGTACCGCTTTTACCTACTATTAAACCTATCTGCCATTTTTCTGGAATATCAATATTACCTTTAAAATGTTCTATAATGTGTTCTGATTGTAAATCGAATTTACCAATCACTGAAGCAACTCTAAAAGTTTGCTTTGGCTTTACTTCTTTTATAATGTCAAAAGTCGGCATTCAAATCCTTGCTCTAAAAGTTTATTATAAGTATTTTCTTGTTCTTCTTCGTCTGAGCAAATAACTTCTATTCTATATAAATTATTTATACTACTTGATAAATCTTTTAAATCATCTTCTGACTTTAACTCTGTTACTTCCTCAAAAGGAAAGCCATCTAATCCCCAATCTTCTAACTCCTCAACATTCCATTCATTAGCAAGCATCTCCCAGTCGTGTTCTCCAAAGCCTACATTGTCCGCAATTATGAAACGCCTTGTTTCATCCTCTGTAAGGTCGCTGGCTCGCTTTACCCATTCTTCAGGTACTTCTTTATATCCTAAGTCTTTTAATGCCTTTAAACGCATATTACCGCCTAAGACTATATTATCCTCGTTTATAACCATAGGTCTAAGCTCCATCATTTTAGGGAACTCGCTAATTGATTTTTTTAGCTTCTCGAACTTATGGTCTTTAATAACTCTCGGGTTATTAGGGTTAGATTTTATTTCGCTTAATTTCATTTTAAATATTTATCAAATAGCTTTACGCTGTACTTGTATATACACTTACCGCAGCTTATGTCTACTCGGTAGTTAAAGTCTTCTTGAGATAGTAGCTGCAATTCTTTTAAAAGATGCGGGCTTACGACTCCGCTTTGTTGCTTAACTATTACTCGTATTTCTTTTTCTAACTCTTCGCTCATATCTTAGTATATAATTTAGACCAGTTTGTTGGGTAAGGTAAATCTTTTGTTTTTTTGTATCCGAACTTCTCAAAAAATAAGTCCCACTCGCTTTGCTCTTTTATATTAATATGTCCCCATTGCTCATCAAACTCAGGCACTCTTTGAGAAGTAGAGCTAAAGAGTATATACTTTGGAGATATACTATTCATTAGCTTATTTAGGTGGGCGTTTGTCATATGCTCCGCAGTCTCTATAAAGTTTAGCAAATCAGTTGTTATAGGCTTGTCTATTAGGCTAACATTTGGAGCGTTTACGTTAATATACTCCTGATGTTCTTTAAATAGCTCAAAAGCAAATACCTCATACCCTTCGTTTAAATAGGCTTGCGAATATACACCCGTACCAGCTCCGTAATCCAATACGCTAATAATCGGTAAATCTTTAATTTGTTTTACGGTTTCGCTTGCTAAAGTTACAAAGGAAGGGTTGTGAAATCCTATTCCGTTCTCTAATTCAATTTTTAAAAAATCTGCGTTGCTTATTGTTTTTTTCTTGCTCATAATGTTTGAAGTCTTTTGGCGTTCTCTTTTACTATATCGTACTTACTTTTAACGTCTTCTTTTAGCTTTAAGCCTAACTCTATTTGCATATTATAATTTCCTTTTATCTTCTTTATCGCAGCCGCCCAGTCGTTATCATTTACCTTGAGGCTATTGCTATTTGTAGCAAGTAGGTTATAAGGCATTACGTTGCTAACTATTACGGGCTTGGCAAAGTGTCCAGCCTCTATCATTTTAAGCTCAGACTTGCATCGGTTAAATAGGTTATCTCTTAAAGGTATTACGCAGATACCACAATGCTGGTAGTCGGTAGCGTATTCTTGGATGCTGCTAACTTGCGATAGTATCGGACTCATTCGCTTAGGTACTCTTGGGCTTTTAACGGTTAGGTATTCGTTATCAAAGGCGTTACCTAATAGCTTTAAATCTTTAAGGTGTGTCGAGCCTCCTGAGTAAAAGAAAGTATCGAATTTTAAAGATAAGTCTTCGTAGGCAAATTGTTTTTCGTTAGGGTCAATAGCGTTCTTAACTACCTCTACGTTTTTGTTATACGGTCTAATCTTTTCGGCTAAAATTTTAGTGGTAGTCCACACCTGGTCTGCAAATTTAATGTTTGCTAAAATACACTTTGCCATATTGCTTTTACGGTAGTAAACCTCTAAAGGATGACCTTTTGAAAGCACCCAGTAGTCATCTACATCGCAAATAACTTTTATGCCTCTTGCCTTTAGAATTAAAATAGTCTCTTCAGGCTTCATAAGCTCGGAAATATTACGATTAAAAATAACGTGGGTTACTCCGTCAAGTTTATCTAAAAAATCGTCAGCGTTATTAACTAAGCAAATTACTTCTATCCCATAGTCTTGACTAAGTCTGACAAGCGGCATCATTAATCGGTGGTAGCTTACTCCGCTTACCGTTGGCATTACGATAGCTATTTTGGTTTTATTCTCATACATAATCTTAAATTCTTTTTTGGCTTTTTTATAGTCGCTTTTTATGCTGCGGTAGCTTATAGAGGTTTCGTTGTGTATTTTGATAAGGGTATCTCCGTTGTATACGGCTCTAATTAGATTAGCGTTGTAATGGCTCATCTTTGAGAGTACGTCTTCAATATCCTCGCTCTCACTCTCTTCTATTGCCCAGTAGGGGTCTGTCTTGTTGCATTTTTTAAGCCATTGATTCCGCATTACTATTGCAAAATAGCCCTTCATATTTTCTTTCGGCGGTTTATGGCTACAAATGTCAAAAGCCAAAGAGACTAACTCCTCGGCTTCTTGCTGGTTGTTTGTTAATTTAAGAGCATAATTTCGAATGCTCTTATCGAAATATATCTCTTGCAATATCAAAAGGGTAGCCCTTCGGAATTAAACTCAGGGTCGGGAGATGTAGACGCTTGCGTTGGCTTCCAAGTGTCAAGTTCTACGTAAGGCTTCCCGCTCTTACCGATATTAACATTTAGGTTTACCCATCCTTTATCTGTGTTCCTTTGAATAAAGGCTATTGCCTCATCAGCTTTTAGGCTTAATTGACCTACTACCCACTCAGGAGAGTTTGGTTTCATTTTAAACATAAAACCCTCTGCGAATACTTTTTCTGTTTTTTCCATTCTGTTAATTATTTATTTTCGTTTATTATCATCCACAAAAGTACTGAATAATTTGCTAAGTCTAACACACTATCCTCGATACTCTCGTTGTTTGGTTTTTTGTCTGAGCTTAAAAGTACTCCAAGCCTTGCTACTTTAGTAGCTATTAGGTTTAAGCAGTTAGTACTTGCGTTACCTCCAGTAATTGCTCCAGCTAATTTAAAATTAGAAAGTCTGTCGGTGTTAGCGTAGTCGTCTCCTTTGCTAAATAGTACTTTCTCCATTTCTCCCGTAATATAACCGAAGTGTGCTATCTGTTCTTTTTTGGTCATAGGTTTACCTCTTCGTTAATTACAACGCTACTCAGCTTCCATAAGTGGCGTTCGTTATGAGTTATTTTGTGTCGGTTCATTAGCTGACCGAATAAAGTTTCTTTGTCTCCCATATCTCCGAAGACCTCGCTTGTTATTGTACGCCCTCCCTTGGTGGCGGTTACTTGTATCAATCCTTTCATACTATTTCTTAATTTCATTTTATTCTACTTTGGCTATCGTGCTTAATATGGCAATCTCTACACCTTACTTTTATATTGTCTACGTCCCAAGCTAATTCTGTCCTACGAGTTTTTTGTGCTTCGTCTACTGAGATGGTATGAGAGCAGTCTAAAATTCCGTTAGAGGTTAAGCAATCAGTACAAAAGTTATATCCAAACTCGTAAAATTGTTCGCTTAGTGCGTTTGACTTAGCTACTCTTACCCTTGCGTCTATTGTACTCTTAGCTATTCGCTCTTCGTCTGAAGTATAAAAGTGATTCATATTGTTAACAATTAGTTTATAATTATAGCTCTACTATTTTGTTACTCATTGCGTTTAGCTCGCATAACTCTCTTATTTTGGCTTGTTGCTCTCCCATTTTAAAAAGGTAAGTAGCTAACAACTCCTCGTAAGCGTCTATGTCTACTGCTTGCTTATAAGCTAAGTTAATCAAATTATCTAAATTTTGCAAATGCTTAGTCTGCTCGGTCTTATCCCCTGAGTATTTAGCGAGCTTTAATTTCATATCTCGCACCGAACGCTCAGCCTCTTTACAAATAGCTGGTTTGTTTAATATCTCTTTTGCTTCTTGGTCTGTCATAATTTAAAAAGGTTGGTCGTTACTTACTGCGAATATATCTTTAATTGGGTCTACTACTATCTCCTCAGTAGCGTAGGCGTATTTCTTTGTGTTATGTATATGGTCAAACTCATAAAACCTTTGAGAAGCCCAGTCGATATGCAAGACACACTCTCCAAGCTTTCCGTAATGTTTAGGCTTAACTTTATCTACCGTTATCTTATACGGGTGGTGGTCTTCTTTGCTATCCTTATGAACTACGACTATATTTCTACCGTTGTTATTCCATTCGCTACCGCCCATTAAATCGTAAACACTTGGCTTTTTTACTGACCCGTCTTTTACTTGCTTAGGGTCAGGATTTTTAGGGTGAATAATTATAAAAGAATGCATCTTATTTATATCCATAAATCTGTTTCTTAAAGAAAGTATCTTACGTAAATAGTCTGCGTTAGTTGGCTCTCCTTTGTGAGCTAAGTAGTTCCAAGAGTCTATTACTGCGGAGGTACATTTATTTTCTTTTGCATAGTTCCAAAAGGCTTCAGGCTCTATGTTATGCTCTGCGGAGATAAACTTAAAGCTATCGCAAAGCTGGGTACTATACTTGCTTATTTCTTTCTCGGTAATAGTGTTAGGATAATTCTTTAAAAAAGTCTTACCGGTTAGTTTATGCATCAAATTAGATATTACCTCGGTATCGCTTCCATCGTCAGGCATATAAACGCAATGTCTCCAACCTTCGTTTAAAGTTAGTCCCATCATAATCTCCTTCATAAAAAGAGATTTACCAAAGAAAGGATAACCCGTTATGTCAGTACATCCACCTTTAACAAAAGTTAATTGACTATCAAAAGACTTTAAACCTATTCCACTTCCCTCAGGTACTCCGTTTTTATAAAGGCTCATAAGCTGGTCTAATATTTCGCTGCTTGATTTTATCATAGTATTTGAGTTTTGATTTTAAAGTCTCCCATATTTACAAATCTATCAAGCTTATCAGGTCTTGTAATAAACTCTAAAGTTAGATACTTGTAGTTAAATTCTATGTGGTGTGGGTCTTTGCTTGCGTTGCGTATAGCGTTTACTATATCCTCTTTAGTGTAACCTTCCTTTAGTCTGTCTTTTATCTGAGATTTAGTTTTAGTATTTACTACTCTTGCAGTTTTACCTAAAATAGAATTATAAAGACTTAGCAGTTTACTGCTATCTATTATATTCTCTTCTTTTATCTTATCTTCTTTTATCTTCTCTTCTCTTATGCCTTTTGATTCGCTTTTAATTGGGTTTTGATTCGGTTTAATTTCGGTTTCGGTTGGGTTTATTTTTTCTTTTTTTGGTCTACCTCCTTTGCTTCCATTCTCTGAATTAGTTACGCTTTTATTAGTTGCTTTAGCATATTGAAAGTCCAAAAATTTAATTGAAATAAAACCTTCCTCGTCAATACTAAAAACTCCCTCATTTAATAACTCGTTAAATTCAAGCTCATTATTTAAGCGTTTTAAAAATTGTTCTTTTGTTAGTTTACATTCTCGCTGCCAGTAGTAGCTGCAAATGTTAATGAATAAACCCTGAGCAGATAAACTGCAAAACGATATATCTTTAGTTAGATACTCGGCTGGTTCGAATTGAAAATACGGTAGTTCTTTTGCCATTGTTGCACGTCTTTATTTTTTTTTAATAGAGCCTTAGGGAGGCGATTTAATGCGTGCAACATAAGTGACACCTCCCCGCTTGGCTCAATATTGTTAAATATGAAAAGTCTTTTATAATGTTGCACGGCAGCAAATATAATAATAAAATCCGAATAAAAAAATAAATTTGTACTTAAATGAAAATAATTTTAAAAGACCTACCGAAGATTAGTCTTAATAAGTGGTACGCTGGTATGCATTGGACTAAGCGTAAAAAAATAAAAGATAATTATACCCTAATTGTTAAAAGTCAGTTTAAGCAAGTTCTGCCAGCCTTTGAGAGTTATAATACTGAATACCACTTCACTTTTAAAAGCAGACCCTTAGACGCTTCTAATTGCGTAGCTATGGTTAAGATGATAGAGGACATAATATTTGAGAATGACGGATACAAAGTAATAAAGAGTATTTTAATAACCAGTAGTAAAGGAGCTGAGGATATTGTAGAAATAAAAATAAATTAAAAATAAATAAAGTTTTTCTTGTTTGGTATTAAAGTTTAATACTATATTTGCAGTACAATAACAAAGAAACAATGACAAGAACATTTACACAAAACGAAACTACCTACACTACTTACCCTTTTAAAATTAAAAATACTACTTACGAAGTTTGCGTAGTTAAAGGTAAATACAATTACATTAACGTTAATAAAATATCATACATTAGAAGTTTAGGAAAAGATTTTAAAACTTTTGATGAAGCTGCAAGAAATTATAAAAACCCGCAAATAAAAATTGAATTACTTAAAATTGAATTAGGATTATAACCAAACAAGGGGAGCGTAAAACCTCCCCATTTTTTAACAATCAATAACAATAACAAAATGAACGTAAAAGCAAACCAAAAAGACCGCACCTTTACTATTAGAGTAAATGGTAGCAAGTACAGAACCTCTCAATTTTCAAAAGCCACCTTCGAGGAGCTTGA